GTCAAGTTTGCTCAGGACTACCTAGGACTCTGGCCGGAAGGCCGAGCCAACTCCTTTATCAACGCAGTCAAGTGGGACCATTCCGCTATTAGCGGCCCGATTCCGGAGTTTTCTAAGCACTTTTCTCTAGCGTTCGCTGTCGATCACGAGCGGCGTGCAAGCACCATTGCAGCCGCATTCCGTGACCCGGAAGGCAAGGCTCATATCTGGATTCTTGAGCAGTTCAAGGGTGTCTCCGGGGTTGCCAAGACCGTGGCCGAAATCAGCGCCAAGTACCGCGTCCCGATTGCCTACGACTCTCAGAGTGCAGCAGCTTCGAGCGTGGCCGAGGAGCTAAAGCGGATGATCCCGCGACCGGTCCTAAATCCCCTTGTTTGGGCGGAAGTTTCGACCGGCGCGGCTACGATCATGGCCCTTCTCGACACTGACGGACTGCGCCACTACGACCAGCCAGAGCTAAACGAGGCCGTCTCTCATACTAAGAAGCGTCAGCCGGTCGGAGCCTCACGCTGGACCTTTGGCGAGCTTGACAACCAGATCATTGCCGCGTTGGCCGCGTGCAACCTCGCACTCATCCAGGCCGACCTGGCTCCGGTGCGCCGTCCTATCGGGAACGTGACTCTAGCTCCCAAATAGCCTGCTACAAACCCTGCGACAATAGTACTAGTTGAGAATCATTCTCAACAAGACTATGAGGTTTCGCAGTGGGCTTTCTTGACGCCTTCCGCCGTAACGGCATCCCTTCGCAGCTTGCGACGTGGCAATCTGACGCGCCTCCGCTCGACCTCCAGACCGTCACTCTTCAATCCCTGTACCCGGGCATTGACGCGGATGAGCTTCCAATGTTCCGGCGCGAGGCGCAGACCATTCCGGGCGTCATGGCGATTGAGAACCTTCTTACTTCGACCATTAGCCCGCTGACCTTGCAGGCCGTTGACGCCGAGGGCAAGCCGCTGGCAGTGCAGCCAGCTTGGACGACTCGCACGGACGCCAACGCTCAAAACCCGTACATGCGTCTTGGCCGCACCGTGGCGGACATCTACTACAGCGGCATTTCCCTGTGGTCCGTGGACGCCCGTGACAACAAGGGCTACCCGCTCAGCATGAGCCACGTCCGCATGGAGCGGTGGTCATGGGATGACGGTGGCCAGATTCTCATTGACGGCAAGACCGTCCCGGCCAACAGCATCGTCCTGTTTGAGTCCATCTTCCCGGGCCTCCTCACGGTAGGCGGACGGACCCTCCGCAGTGCCCGCGACATTGAGCGCACGATCCGCGCCCGCGCCCGCATTGCCATCCCTACTCAGGCGCTCAAGAACAAGGGCGACGGAACAACCGAGCCTGACGAGGACGAGAAGCAGGCCATGTTGCAGGCGTACTCCGATCAGCGCCGCGCACTCAACGGAGCCGTCATCTACGTCCCTGGCGGCTATGACCTAGAGAACCTTGAGGACTTTGAAGAGAACTGGCTTCTTCCGGCCCGCGCCGCAGTCATCACTGACCTAGCCAAGATCACCGGCATTCCTTCCGGCCTCATCGAGGGCGACGGAAACGGGACTCTCAACTACACGACCGAGCTTGGCCAGTTGGCCCGCTTCCTGTCCGTGAACCTCAACACCTTTACCGCGCCGATCACCTCACGCCTGTCCATGGGCGACGTGACCCCGCGCGGCACCTCCATTCAGTTGGACCTCTCCCACCTCCAGCAGGAAGCGCCAGAGCCGCTGACCGACAAGGGCGTGCCGGTCACGCCTAACACCTCTGCCAAGGAGCCGAACACCAATGTCTAATCCAATCGAGATTGAGCTAGAGCTAGGCGCTCTTGAGTTCAACGCTGAGGACCGCACAGCCTCCGGTCTGCTTCTGCCATTCGGGGAAGTGGGCCGCACGAGCGTAGGCCGTTTGATCGTAGGAGCCGGAGCCGTCGAGCTTCCGCGTGACCCGTCGATTGTCAACGCGAACATTGAGCACGACCGTCACCGCAACGTGGCACGAGCCACCGAGCTACGCGAGACAGAGGCCGGAATCTTTGCCGCCTTCCACATTGCGAACACCGACGACGGAGACGAGCTTCTAGCTGACATTGCAGCCGGTCGCGCTCCGCACCTGTCCGTAGAGCTTGCTCCGGGTGCCCGCATCCGTCAGGGCGGAAATGTCGTGAGCGCCCGTCTGACCGGCGCTGCCTTCGTAGCCGAACCGGCCTTCGAGAGCGCTGCCGTCTTCGCCTCCGCCAACTACACGGAGGAGGAGTCAGAGATTGACGCCTCTCTCCATGACGAGCGCGTAGCGCTCCACACCACGTCCGCAGACAGCACTGCGGCAGTTCCATCCCCATCCAAGAAGCAATCCAAGAAGAAGAAGGAAGTTCCAATCGTGTCCGACACAACCGAGGCTCCAGAGACAGCGGTTGCTGTCGTCCCGGAGTCCATTTCCGCATCACAGCCAAAGCCAGCGCTCAAGGGCAGCAAGGCTGAGGTTCTCGGCGCTCTCGCGCGCCGTGCCAACCACACCGCAACCGCAGAAGATCGCAAGATCGTTGAATCCATCCTGACTAGCTCGGATGAAATCTTCGCTTCCCTTTCGGTCATCAACTACGCGGGTGGACCAACCCCTTACGAGAACACTCCTCAGTACGTTGGTGAGCTAAAGGAAGTTGTCTACGGACAGACCTCCTTCGCAGACCTCGTTGGCCAGGAGACTTTGCTCCGTCCACAGGTACAGGGTTTCCACTTCGCTACCTTGCCAACCTCTGGAACCGGTGCCTCTAGCTGGTCCTCTCCATACGCGGGTAACGCCGCTGCCGTGGCTTCCAGCACGATCACCACTTCTAGCACCACCGTTACGGCTAAGTACTTTGCCGGTGGTATCGAGGTGCCTCGTGAATGGAGCGCCTTCGGAGTCGATGAGGCTCTATTGGGCAAGTACTACGAGCGTCAGGCTCAGAACTTCGGTCTCTTCGTAGATGAGGGTGTCTTCACCACCATCACCGCTGGACTGACCGCGTTCGACGCTGACAACCCTTCCGGAATCACCATTGGTGCCGGTTGGTCACAGCTTGTAGACGCTCTCTTCGCAGTCATCACCCAGAAGGGTGGAACACCGGACGCCGCTGTTATCCACCCAACTCTGTGGAAGAGCATGGCCAAGGTCAGCAACGTTGACGCCTTCGCATACCTGACCGCTTCGCTCGGTCTTGGTGAAGGTGGAATCGCGGGACTCAAGCTCCGTCCAGACACCACCGGACAGCTTGGCTCTGGCCAGATTCTCGCCGGTAACTTCAAGGACGGCGCAACGCTGTACACCCTTCCGGGCTCGCCATTGCGCTTCCAGGCTCTGAACATCTCAGCCGGTGCCGCAATCGACACCTCTCTATTCGGTGCCGCTGCCGTCATGTTGGAGCAGCCTGCCTGCTTCGCCCTCGTGCAGCCTTACGGCGCTTAACCGACCGGAGGGCAGCGGGTTCTCTCATAGCTCTCCCGCTGCCCTCCCTTCCCTCCGGAAAGGAGGTCAAGCATGAGCACCACTCTCCATTGGGTGCATGACGTACCCGCGTTCGCGGACTCGGTTCAGCTTCCGGTTGACCTCCTTGACGTGGACCTATCCGTCTTCACTGGCGTCACGGCTACCCTGACCGACCCATCCGGGGCAACCGTGTCTCTGACCGGCGCGACCTTCACGTTGGACTCAGGGGCAGAGGAGGTCTCGATTCACTGGGGCACAACTCCACGCTTCGAGACCCCGGGACTGTACTCACTCCAGCTTGCTCTGACCGGAGCCGGAGGCATCAAGCAGCGTCTGGCTCCTATCCCTGTCGTGGTGCAGGACGAGGACGGTTGGTACTCCGTGGACGGCGCTCGCGCTGCCATGGGAGACGACTTCACGCGAGACGACTATCAGGCTTACGTGCTCCTTGAGTGCGCCAAGCAATCAATCCTGGCTTACGCTCCGGCGCTCGCTGAGGACGCGGCCACGCCGATCAACTACAAGCAGATGCAGCTAGCTCAGGCTCGCAACTTGCTCAACATGGCCAAGACCGATCCGAGCCAGACAGATGACGGCAGCTTCTTTGTCATCCGTCCGTACCCGCTCGACAACTTCATTAAGCAGGCTCTCCGCCCTCGCACCATCCACGGATGGAGCTTGGCCGTGCCTTCGCCAACAGAGGGGTACTACCTCTAATGGCACTCAACTTCACAACTCCGGGCTCAGCCTCATTCCGCAAGCAGATCGCGGACGGCCTCAAGAAGAGCCTTGGTCGCGGGTGGGCTGTCTTCCCTGACGCCAAGCCGGTGAACGCAATCACCCGGCCAACGGTCCTCATGGAGCGGACCTCCTTCACCAAGCCGAACATGGGCAGCTATCAGAGCACCTACACAGTGCTGGTCATCGGAAATCAGACCGTGGCCGAGACCAAAGAGGACGTGCTTGACGGCCTCGTAGACACAGCCGCTCAGGCGCTCGAAGACCTCGGACTCATTTGGCAGTCCGCAGAGCGTGCCGTCTACAACGGCACCAACCCTTGCTACAAGTTCACAATCCTCGCCTCAAACACACGAAAGAAGTAACCCATGTCAGCAGTTGCAGTAACACCAATCGCCCTCAACGGCGGAACTATCAAGATCGGTACCGGCTCCGCGAACACCTACGAGCAGGCCGTATCTAGCCTCACCTTCACCCCTTCACAGAGCGTCAGCTTCGTCAAGGCCATGAGCGGCAACGTCTATCCATTCATCACAGCCAGCACCTGGGAAGTTGCCATCACGGCAGCACAGGACTTGGTGACTGCGACCTCCTTGCAGAACTACTTGCTCACCAACGCCGGAACCTCCGTGCCGCTGGTATGGACAGCAGCGCCAGGTGGTACCGGAGCCAAGACGGTCACTCAGACCGTTGTCCTCGTACCGGCTCAGATCGGTGGAGCCATGGACAAGAACCTTGAGTTCACGGTCACCCT